ATCGACACGTTGATGGCGTTCACCTTGATCGTGCCAGGGTCGCACCCGAAATACGACCCACTGTTCACGAAGTTCATCGCCGCAAACCATCCGGTCGGCCAGCCCGAAAAGTTCTTCGTCACCTTGATCGACACCATCGACTCTTGCGTGGTCAGGCCGGGGAAGTAGTCATAAGCCGAGTTGGTCAGCGGATACGTTGTGCTGCCGTCGTAAAAGAACAATGCCGGGACATCGCCGGGGCGAGCCTCTGCAGTCCACTCCGAAGCCCTCGCCGTTGGACTGAGCAAGTCCTCCGTGGTCACTGTGCCGTATTCGGCGATCACCTCGACGTGATACGGCGAGCCCTCGAAGCCTTCGTTCATCGACACTTTACGGAGTTTGAAGTCCGTGAAGGTCGGGTGAGGCGTCCCCCATGCCGAGCCGCATGTGGCCGCCACGACGGACCATTCGTCGGTGGGGTTGTCGAGCGTCGTGTCGTCGCTCAACACGCACACCCAGCGGCGACGCGCAATGGGGAACTTCTTGATTTCCTGCTCGACCGTGCGGCCAAGTTCTTTGACCGAGACAATGCCCATAGCGTCACCCCATGACGGCCCCGCCGACGATGGCGACGGGGGAATTGAAGTAGTTGGCTGCCGCCTGCGTGATGCCCTTGGCGATAAGGTTCAGTTGCTTGGTTTGCAGCCGGGCCTCGATGAGGGCCGGGTCTTGTGCCTGAGCCGCCGTTTCAAGCACCAACGCCTGCCCCTCGGCGGTGCGGAAGTCGGCGGTCTGGGCGAGTTGGTTTGTCGGCCGAGACAGTTCCTCGAAACGCCGCACGCGCTCTGCTTCCTGGGCTGCCACCTGGGCCGTTTGCGCCAAGGCTGCATTGGCACCCGCGTAGGCGTTCTGGATGCCAGACAGAAAAAGATCGTTCTGCTGCGTGATCAGGTTCTGGAACTGCTGCGTGACCGTGTTGCCCTGCTGGAACTGGCGGATCTGCTGCTGCTCGCCTTGCACGCGAGCGTTGGCGATCTGCTGCTCGGCGCGCTTGGCCTGGTTCAACTGGTTCAGACGGTTGACGCCGGCGCGTGCTTCGGCCAGGTTGCCACCCTTTCGGGCGGCCTCAATGGCCTCTTTCTCTTTTGCAATCTGGTCTTCAATCGCTTTGACGTTGAGCGCCGCCACCTTTTTTCGCTCTTCCAGTTGTGCGGCTGCGTCCAACTCCGCCCGCTGCCGTTCGTCCAGCTGGCTCCGCATGAAGTCTTCGACGCGCTGCGTGGCGGCCTCGCGCTCACGGGCCACGACCTGCTCTTGCTCGACGCGCTGCTGGAAGTATTCCTGCTGCCGAGCCACCTCTAGGTCAAAGGCTTCCTTGTCGAAAACACCGGCTTCCACCAGGGCCTTTGCGGACTCAATGCCAGCGGCGAGATCGGCCGCCGCCGCAGATCCGGCCGCACCAAACTCGCCGGCCTTCTCGATCGCCTGCTGAATCGCCCGGTCGGTGTCTTCGAACGCCTTGGAGAAACCTTGGCCGAAGCCTTGTTCGACGGCCTGCTGCTGATCCTTCAGTTCATCCCGAAGCGTCAGCAACTTATCGCGGCGGGCTTGCGATTCCGCATCGGTCTTGTCGGCCAGCGTATCCAGCTGCCGCTCGACCGCCGCGAGGTCTTCTTGCAGTTTGCTCGTGGCGTCGCCGGTCTTCAGCAGGGCATCGACCCGCTTGTTGTCCGCCTCGGCCTGGGCGGTGGCGGCCTGCGTGGCTTCCTCGCGGGCTCGCAATTCTTTGTCGAGTTCGGCGTTCACGTTCTCCATGAAGCCGTTCATGATCTTGATCTGGTCCGCCGTCAGCCCGCCTTCCTCGGCCATCCGCTGAAACGTGTCGAGCGTGGCCGTGGACTGCTGCAGGAACTCAGACGCCCCCTCAGTGCCGCTGGCGAGGAACTGCCGCAGCCGCTCCTCGGTCTGTTCAAGGTTTGTGGACACCTTGATCTCGGGTGCCTGGCTCGCCTCCACCTGGGCGCGGAACCCTCGGACATAAGCAGTAGCCGCCCCCTCGCCGCGGGCCGCCGCAGCAGTGTCGCCCTCGCCCAGGCCAACAGCGTTCAGCCCAGCCTGAAACGAATTGGCCCCGGCCTCCAAGAACTCCTGCTGGTTTTTGGCCATGGCGGCCGAGGCTTCGTTGGCGAGGTCGGCCCCGAACTGCGCGAGATCGTCCGACACCCACGAGCCAACCGACTCGAGCAACTTGCCGATGGCCAGCATGATGCCATTGCCGACCGTCTCAAAAAGATTGAACACCATCCGCAGCGCTTCGGTGACCGACGTGAAGGCATTGGCCACGAACTGGAAGACGGCGCTGGCCTCTTCAATCGACGCCGTGAATCCGCTGAAATTGCCCACGAACTGGTCGAACACGCCCGCGAAGATCTCGGCCCCTTGCAGAAGCACGTCCGTGATCGCGTTGGCGATCCCCGTGCCGCCTTCGCCCTGGGCACCGCTCCACTCCTCCACAAACTTGAGAAACTGGTTGGTCACGTCCGTGACGGCCGGGGCGAGGTTGCCGACCACTTGGCCGATGATGCCGTTGATGGTGGCGCTCACCAGGTCAAATGCGTCGTTCATATCAGCGACGTTGTTGATCTGCGTTTCGCTGACGATGATCCCCAGCCGCTCGGCACGCTCCCGCAGTTCCTCAATGCTGGCCGCCCCTTCGCGGAAGAGCGGGGCCAAGGCCGCCCCCTGTTTGCCAAACACGGCCACCGCCGCCGCCGCCCGATCGGCCGCCGTTGGCAACTGCCCGATGGCTTCCCCGATCAGCGAGAATTGCTGTTCGGGGGCGAGCATGCGCAACTCGGCCACACTCAGATTGATTGCCCGCAGTGCCTTGTCGAGCGCGTCGCCTGGCGTCGCCTTGCCGATGTTCACGGCGAGCTTCTGCACCGCCACGCCGAAGGCTTCGGTGTCCACGCCAGCCATCTTCGCGGCCAGGGCATAGCCTTGGAGCGATTCCACGCCGATGCCGGTCCTGGCCGACAGGTCATTGATCGAGTCGAGCGACGAACTGACATTGCCGGCGAGCGTCAGCACGTTTTGAGCGGCACTCGTAAAGGCCGAGCTAATCGCCTGGAAGCCGTCGATAATGACGCGGCCAACCTCGATGGTGCTCAAGGTGCTCACGCCCTTGGTGAGCTTGTCGAGGCTTTGGGAGGTCTTGTCGGCCTCGCCGGTGAACCGTTGCAGGCTCTTCTGGTTCTGATCGACAATCCGCTGGAGCAGCTGCAGTGCCTTGTCGGCGTCGGACAGCCCCTTGGTCATGCCAGAGGCGTTCGCCGTCATCTGCATGCCAACGCCGATTACTGTCGCCATAGGTCACCCGCCGTTAAATAACTGCTGCAACTGTTTGATCTGGTCCAGCATCTGCTGTTGATGCTGCGGTGGTTTTTCGATTGGCACGAAGTCTTCGGCCCGAGGTGCCTTGCCTTTGGCGGAATACGGGGCAAGCACCGCGCTTGCCAGCAATCCCGTTTCCCGCCACGAATCCGGCAACGCCTCGAAATACCTCGTGTAGGCCAACCACTCCGCGAACTCGACGGCCGACATGCGCCGCTCCAGTTCGCCCACCGTCATCTTCAAATGCCCCGCCAAACGAAACAGAAACCTGCGCGTCGGGCGGATGCTTAGTTTTTTGCCAGTTCCTCCACGTCCTTGTCGGTGATCGCGTTGTGAGCGGCTGCCTTGTCAAACAGCCGGCTCACCACCTTCGCACTCTTCGCCGCCAACTTCTCAATCTGCTCGTCGTTGAACAGCCGCTGCCCGGCCTGGTCACACAGACAGCGGGCCAGAAACTTGGCGCGGAAGTTGTCCACGCCGACTTCCTTCTTGCCGACCCATTCCTTTTGGTAGGCGTCGAGCTCGCCAACGGTCATGACGCGGATATAAACTTCTCCGCCCCACTCCTTCACGTTCACCTTCAGAAGGCCGAGGTCGTCCGCTGCCAGAATCTGCTCTGCGGTCAGTGCCATGTGCATGTCCTCATTCGGGTGTGATCTTGAACGTCATCGCATACCGTGCGATGTCGTTGACTCTGCCCGAGAGTTGCACTCGCTCGCAGACGGCCTTCGTGGAGAAGGTCAGCCCGCCACCAGAGACGGCGAGCGTGGCTTTCTTGCCGTACTGGGCCAGCGAAACGTTGGCACTGCTCAGGCACGCAATATCTATAGTGCCAACGTCAAATGCCCAGGTGCTCGCCCGCGCGAGCGGCATGCCACCGCCCGCGTTGATCTTGATCTCCACGACCTCGCCAAGGGACGCGCCGCCCCATGACGCCGTAACCCCCGCGCACTGTGTTGCCATGACGGGCCTCCGTCACGGACTAGCGGGCAACCCTGAACGTGACCTGGCCACGGACAGCATCGTTCGTCGCAAGCGTCAGCGTCGATGACGACACGGTGGCCGCCTTGCTGATGAGGCTGCTGCCGCCAACCGTCAACACCAGCGTGCCGGTGCTGGCGTCGGGGACGATGCTCACGCCGAGATAGTCGATCACAACCTCGCGGCCCGTGTCGGTGGCGGAGCCAGTGAGCGGGCGGTCGATGGTCTTGATGCTGTTGCCGGCGGTCAGGCCGAGGTGCGACACGTCGATGGTGTCTTCGGCAGCCGGGTCGGTGTTGGTGACGACGATGTTCGTGACGGTGAAGGCGGTGCCACCGAACGAGAAAACGGTTCCGGCTCCATCATGCGGCGTAGCGGACATTTACTAAGTCTCCTGCCAGAGGACGTTGAAGGTCTGAGTCACTTGGTACACCGGCGGAAGGTCGCCGCCTGCCAGCTGCACGAAGTCGTCGGATTCCTGCTCCAGCGACACATGCTTCACCTCCGTATTGTTCACGGTGCCGCCGTACCCATCCAGAACCAGACGCACGCGGTCAGCCAGTTCCCGAACGTCCTCATAGGTGGTGGCGAAAGACTGCATTTCTACGCTCACGTTTGGCACGCCCATCGGCCCGGCCAGCGTGTGCTCACGGCTGATGCCCGAGCGCCGCCAGATGATGAACGGCAGGGCCGCCGTCTTCGGTGCCAGGAGCGGGAAGACGCGGCT